TGAGGGGCCCGACGAGGCCGTAGAGCGCCAGCGCGGCGCCCTTGCACGCGATGCCCATGGCCAGCCAGGCGGTGGCCCACCCGGCGACCAGGCGGACGAGCCCCTGGTTCCTCTTCAGGAAGTCCGCCACCGTGGACGCGTTGCGGTAGAGCCACTGCGTGAAGTCGCGGATCACCGGCACGAGCGCCCCGCCGATGAGCGTGACCGCCCGGCGGAAGACGAACACCAGCGTCGTCCAGGTGTCCGCCACCATCGACGCGTCGGCGATCTCCTTCCTCGACCAGACGAGCCCGAGCGACCGGGCCTCGCCCACGAGCTCCCCGACATGCCCGGCGAGCGGCACGAGCGAGGTGCCGCTCTTGCCGAAGAGCTCCATCGCCAGACGGGCGCGGTCGGAGGCCCCGGGCACGAGCGCCAGGCGCTCCAGGACGGCCTCGATGGCGCGCTCCGGGGAGGCCCTGCGGATCGCCCCGGCGGAGAGCCCCAGCGAACGGAGCGCGTTGGCGCCCTGCGCGGTGGCCGAGGCCCTGGCCAGCTGCCGGAGCGCCTGCTCGAGCTCCTCGAGGGTCGCGCCGGCGCGCTGCGCGGCGTAGTCCATCGCGCTCAGCCACGACGGATCCACGCCCGTCCGGGCGGCCATGTCGTCGAGCTTGTCGCCCTCCACCGCGAACTGCCGCACCGCCGCCGCCAGCATGCCCAGCACCGTCGAGGCCTGGATGACCATCCTCGTGCCCATGCTCCCGAGGCCGTCCGCGAAATTGCTGAGGCGGTTCCGCCACATCTCGAACGACTGCGCCGCGGTCTCGCGGGCGCCCTCCTTGCCGAAGTCGCGGAGGCGCTGCCTGGCGCGGTCCATCGACTTGTCGTATTGCCTGGTGTCCGAGACGAGGCGGACATACGCCTCGCCCGCCCGCACTCCGCGGACAGTCCCGTTGTCGCTGGCGATTGGCATGGTGGTGGTGGTCTCCTTTCACGCCCGGGCATTGCCGGGCCTGCCTTCGAAAAAGCCGTCGCGGGCCATCTGGCCGATGACGAGATCGAGCGAGCCCGGCTTCCGGTGCGCTCGCTCGTATGCGTTGAAGTCCTCCGGCTTGGCGTGCTCGCGGAGGAACGGATTCGCGTTGAAGGACGCCGCGGCGACGACCGACGCGAGGAGCCACTGGCTCTGCTCGCGGGCCTCGCGCATCCAGATGAGCTCCCTCAGCGTCAGGCCGTCGGGGTCGACGCCGACGATGCCGGCGCACTCGTAGCAACACCGCCAGAGCTCGCCGGCAGTGAGACGCCGCTTCCCATGGCCTCCTCCGCCTTGCGGAACGCCTCCTCCGCCTCCTCCTCGGCCTTCTTCAGCGCGGCGCCCATCAGGCGCCGCGTCCGAGGGTCCGGCAGGAATTCCACGAGGGCCGCGGTGAAGGCCCGCGTCGCGCGGTCGAGGGCGTCGCCGTAGAGCGCCTCGCCGAACTGCTCGGCCGTCACGCCAGCCGCGTCGCACTGCGGGCGGTGGATGGCGTACAGCACATCCACGAAGAGGGCCGGGTCCTCGCCAAGGCGGGAGAGCAGGTCGCCGGTGACGGTTTCCATGAGGTTAAGTCCGGTGGCTTCCTTGACGCGCTTCATGGTGCTTACCGTAATCGCGCAGGTGTAATTCCTGCCGTTCGCGTCGGTCCAGTTGGTCATTCTCTCGCTTCTCCCTGTTGTCGTCCCCCGCCTCGTTCGTGAATTGAAAAAATGACGGCGCGGATGCGATGGCCGGCGAAGCGAGGGAATAAGAGCCGCCACGCACACCGCGCCGTCAACCATAAGATCCCGCGGTTTGGGGGAATATGTCACCGGTCAGTCTGCAAACGCCTATTGGGCGTATCGCCAGACGAAGCCGTATGCAGACTTGCGCTTGCCAAGGCAGCATTTGGAGATGTTCTGGTGCGCCCAGCCAAACCTCCTTGAGACCTCCGCTACCGAAGGCCACTTTTTCACGAGATTCCCGAACTTGTCATACTGGAGGACAGGTCTGGACAAGGCTTTCGCCGCCCTCTCGTTCCGGGTTCCGAAGTTGTTATTGTAATGGCAGTCACACCATTCAAGATTGGATTTCTCCGGAACAACGATGCCGTTTTCATCTAAGAAGACAAGATTGTTCGTCTTAACCTCATCCTTGTGATTGACCTGCGGGAGATTGCTCGGGTTCGGGATGAACGCCTCGGCGACCAGGCGGTGGACCAAAGATGGCTTCCGTTTGCCGTTCTTGCAGAGGACGACTCGGAGATAGCCTCGGCGGTACTTAGCCGGCTTGAGGACTTTCGTCTGCCCGGTGTGGAGGTAGCACAGACTCCTCACTTGCCCAAGGCTCGACACCTCATAGAGACCTTCATAGCCAACGACATCTTTCCAAATCTCTTCCATCTTTCAACTCCTGTCATCGTTGAACCGTCATCGGAAAAAGGCCGTGCGGAAGGACTGACGGTTGTCCTTGTCGAGCAGCTGACTCTATCCGCATAGCCTTTGTTTGGAATATGGCTTTACGCCAAACCATAAACACAAGAATGGGCGAGAACTATTTCCCGCCCATTTTTGTTCGCCGAGTATCAGGGAGCTGCTACGAAATATGCATCCACCTGAGTTTCAGCTGTTTGCTACGGATTTGGAGTGACGTTAGAGGCCGCGGTGGCGGTCAGCTCTTGGGGCGGGCGCAAATCGGTGCACACGGAAAGGCTGAACTCGTACGTGGCGGCCTCGTTAATAGGCTGGCCGTCAGTGACAGAGGTGATCGTCCAGTCCGCGTCGATGCCGCGGCCGCTGACCGAGCACGCGCTGATGGGCACCAGGTCGCCGGAGTGCCATGCGGAGAGCAGGCGCTCGAGGATGGGATCCGTCACGACGCCGTTCTGGGTGTCGTAGTAGGTGAAGGTCAGCTCGCAGGTCTTGGTTCCCGGTATCGTGCTTCCCCACTCACCGCTCGCTCGGTCGGTGACATCGATTGCTTCTCGCTCATAAGAGATCGAGCATTCGCTGATTGCCGTGATGAGAGTTCCGGAGGTGCCGACGGCCTGGCCGGCGGTCTCGCCGATCTTCAGGATGTCGACTGCGCCAGTGTGCTTTCGTCTTTGGATTGGCATGGTGATTGATTTCCTATGCTAAGTGTTTGACTGTGTGTGGGCGGTATGGGGAAAAGACCTACGAGACGCATCCGCTCCAGAACTGCGCGATGCGCGACCGGGAGCGGTCGAGGGCGGGCCCCATGGTCGGCCGGCGCGGAAACGAGATGACCTTCTCGTGTTGCTCGGAGACGCCGGTTCCGCGGCCCGTCCAGCGCCAGGTCGTCCATCGGACGACGCCGGTGGTGCCGTACTCATGAATTGGCGCGATGCCGTTCCGTCCGCCGATCGGGCCGATGTACGCGGCGAGGGAGGCCTCGTCCACCGCGAAGCGGAACGACGACTTCCAGTGGCTGCCGTGCTGGAGCGGTGGCTTTCCCGGTTGGGAGGGCACCCAGCGCTCGACGACGGCGGGCCTGCCCTGCGGGTCGATGTAGGAGTGTCGCTCGCGGCGCCGGCCCTCGCGGATGGAGTTCCTGGCGACCCTCCAGACATACGCGGCGGCGCGGCGGGTGGCGTTGAGCCTTGCCTTTCGCATCCGGCGCGACTTGGAGTCGACCTCGCCTGTCCATCTGACGATGGTGCGGAACGAGATCCTCATCCCAGTCGCTCCGTCGGCTCGGAGAGCACGCAGTCGTCGACCTCGACGGAGAGGACCGCGGTGAACATCGTCCTGCGGCGGAGCTGCGAGGCGTCGAGGAGCTCGTCCCCGACGGACGTGATTTCCGCGTCGCAGGGGAGGACGCCGGCCGCAAGCAGCGCCGAGGCAAGCTCCTCGACGGTGGCGGCGATGACCTCGGGGCGGTCGCCGTCGCGGAGAAGCCGGAGGACGCCCACGTCGTAGGAGTATGCCGCCTCAATGAGGCCGTTTCGGAGGCGGGCGCGGCGGCTGGAGGTCGGACAGACGACGACGAGCGTCCTGCCGTCGACATCGGCGACCTGCGCCTGCGGAGCCATCGCAACGACGGCGCCGTCGGCGTAGGGCCTGGCGAAGTCGGCGAGCGCGCCGGCGACCTCGAGCAGCCTGGAGGCCCGGAGGCGCTCAGGCGGTATCGCCCCGGCGACGGAAGGCCCCTCCCATGGGAGGGGCGCGTCGGCGGCACGCGGCGTGCGCGTCGCGTTGATGATGACGTCGCTATCGTCCGGCATCGGATTCCTCCTCGGCGTGGATGCGCCAGGCGGTCATGGAGGGGCCTCGCCAGCGCCAGCATGGCTCGCCTTCCGGAGCGGAGACGAGAAAGCGCCTCCCACGCCAGATGATCTCGTCACCGGGCTCCGGTCGGTCGATCGCCGGGATGGCGGAGGCCTCGACCACAAAGTCCTGTCGGTAGAGGCGGGTGGTCATGCGTTCGGAGAGGTCGTCGACGCGGAAGAGGCTCTGGCCGGCCTTGCAGGGCACGTCCCTGCCCACGGCGAGGCCGTCCCGGAGGTAGTCCAGGACGTCGTCGTAGCCGGTCTCGGCCATCAGTCTCCTGCCCGCGTCGAACAGACCCATCGTCTCGCTTCGCTACTTGTTGAGGAGGACGCGGACGTCGGCGCCGGAAGCGGCGGCGTTCAGCGCCAGGCCGACGCGGGCGCCGGCGGCGGAGGTGCCGCCCACCGCGCCGTCGCTGTCGATGTAGACGGGCGCGAACGCAGTGACCTCACCGTTGGCCACGAAATCGTACTGTCCCTCGATCTGGATGCTGGCGACGGAACCCGCGGAGAAGGCGCAGTGCGGCACGCCGTAAAAATCGTCAGCGAGCTTCACAACTTCGCCAGCCTCAAGGGCGGCCTCGGTCACGATGTCGATGGTCTCGGAATCTTTTCTGTAGATGGCCATGTGATTGAACTCCTATGCGTTAAGATGGTGCTTCGGGGAGGGGACATGTCCTTGGGACTTGTCCCGCTCCCCATCGTCGATTGCCCTTATGCGGTGGCCTTGACGCCGGCCTTCGGATCGGCGAACGCCACGCCGAAGGAGAACTTCGCCCTCCAGCGGATGCCGAAGACGTCGAATTCGGCGGCGGAGGACTCGACCACTGGCGCGGTCTGGCCGTCGAGGAACGCCACCTGGATGGTCGCGGCGATGCGCGGATCGGCCAGCAGGTAGTAGTTGGTCGCGCTGGAGAGATACGCGGAGGCCACCGGCTTGAACTGGCTGCGGAACGGGTTGCCAGTGAGATAGACCTTGCTGGCGGTGTTGTCGCGCATCTCGCTGTCGTTGTAGAGCTTCAGGGCCTCGACTTCGAGGGCGGTCGGGACGAGCAGGACGGCGGGGACGTAGCCCAGGATGTCGCCGTTGCTGTCCTTCATGTCGCGGAAGGCCTTGACCACCGGTCCGAGGGAGTTCACGGACAGCGGGGTGGCGCCGGTCACGAGGTTGCCGTTGGCGGCGCTGAAGACCGCGGCGTCGTCCTGGAACCTCGCCCAGAAGACCTTGTTGAGCTTCAAACCGGCTTTGCGTCCAAATCCGAAAGCGCGGGCGTTGATGGCGCCGAGGTCGTCGTTGATCACATCGATCTCGTCGACCTGGAACATCTGGCCGTAGCGCTTGAGCTGGTTCTCGTAGCCGGTCTCGGCGAGCTCGCCGTGGGGGATGGTGCCGCCGTTCGGGACTTCCTCGAAGTCGCCCTTGGCGTTGAGGGTGTAGGTGCTGAATGCCTTGTAGTCGGAGACAGAGGTGATCTCGGCGATTTCGCGCCAGCTGGATTCGGCGTAGTCGTAGCCGGCCTTGATGCGCTTGTTCACGGCGTTGCCGAGGATGCCGGGGAGATTGATGTTGCTGAAGCCGGCCTTGATGGCGTTGGTGGCCTCGGCGTAGTTGCCATTGTTGATGTAGGAGCCATTCCAGCCGGCGGCCTGGGCGGCCTCGGTGTAGAGCTGGCGCAGTCCCATCTGGCCCTTGTAGGCCTTGCTGGCCATCTCGGCGGCGCGGGTGTCACTCTGCTCGATGCCCATCGACTGTTCGATGGCGCACGCCAGGACATCGGCCTTCGGGGTCTCGTCGTGGCTCACGGAGATTTCGGGGGCGGGACGGGCGGACTGCTCGTCGAGGCGGGCCTGGAGATTGGCGACGGTCTGCTCCATCGCATCCAGCTTGGCTTTCAGTTCTTCTGCCATGGTGGTGTCTTCCTCTTGGGTTGGAGGTTCTTGAGTTTGTTGAGATGCTTCGGCGGGAATTGCGTCCTTCGCCTCGATGACGGATGAAATGATTTTTTTCTCTTCGGTCTTCGTCTGCTCCGGGGTCTCCATGAGGAGGCTCGCGGCGATCTGCATGTAGGCCTCGGGGTCGGCCCCAACGGCGACGACAGAAATTTCCCTCAGCATGGACTTCGAGACGATGAGCGCGGGGCCCTCGATCTCCCTGCCGTTGACAGTGGCCTTCGTGCCGTCCATGACGTACTCGTAGCCGTCGTTGGTGGCACCGATGGAGATGCCCCACTTCCACTGCCTCTGGGCGACAAGCCTCTCGGCGAGACGGGAGGTGTTGTCGAGCTCGGCGAGGAAGCGCAGCTGGCTTCCGTTGTTCTCGACGGCGCACTCGCCAAGGCGGTAGTTGGGGTCGTTAGTGTGGCTGAACAGCAGCGGCACCTGCGGGGCGATTTCGAGGCCCGCGAGGCTGACGTAGACCGGCGCGTCGCTCCAGCCCTGACGGATGGGCCCGCCGGAATAGGCGACGCCCTCGGCCTTGGTGGTGTCGTTCAGGATGTCCTGTAGGCCCTCGTCGGCGAAGGAAATGAACTGCGGAATTTTGGCTTCTTGTTCTGCCATGGAAAAGTTCTCCTATGGTTCTTGGTCGGAAGGCTGCGTCGGGAAGGCTGGGCCCATCGGAACGGAGAAACCGAACTCGCGCTCCAGGTTGCGGCGGTAGGCCTCGGCTTCGTAGCGGCTCCGCATGACCTCCTGCCAGTCCTGTCCACTCTCGGCGCAGAGACGCTGGAAGGTCAGGTCGCCGTTCGACATGCTGTTCGTCTGCGCCTGACTTTCCTGCGCTGGATTGATGTAGCCTCGCTGAGCCCAGTAGTAGTGGTACCTCGGAAGAGGCGCGTTGCCGCGGCGCTCCCGCCACCACGCCAGGAAGGTCTTGTCGATGATTGCCCGCTGGATTTCCTCGCGGGCGATCTCGATTGCGCGGTCATAGCTCTGCATGTCGAGGCGGGCGGAACTGTAATTGTAACTGGAGCTGTCTCCCAGGACGACATTCTTGGTGGCCAGCAGGCACCGGGCAACCTCACATTTGACCTGCTCCGCATACGCGTTCTGGCTGTCGACCGGATTGAGGCACTGGAACTGCTTGGACTTGTAGCCGCTCGGCAAAGTCATCCAGGACCGGGCCGGCATATCGAAGTTAGAAAAGGGCGGATCGGCGATGCTGTCGGGGTCGATGACGGTGGTGTCCGGCTCAAGAACGCCGACGACGGTGGCGCTCGCCTCCATCTTGTTCAACATCGCCACAGAGTACGCCCGCAGCATCGCGATGTCGGGCAATGCCGGGGCGATGTCGGACACTCCGCGTTGCTGCTCCGGGGCGAACTTCCTGAAAAAATGACACATGTGTCCCGCGTCCACGAGGTAGTGCCCTCCTCCCAGGTCGTCGAGATCCTTCACGACCGCATATCGAACCGGCTCCAGGAACCGGTCGATGAACACCCCGTCGATATCCTTCGAGGACGAGTCCGGGGAGGAAATCCGAGAACTGTCGATGAGGAGGGGGAAGAGCTTCGAGGAGTTGGCGACCTTCGGGTTGCTCGTCAGCTGCACAAACGCCTCTCCGTCGCGGCACTTGGTCTCCACCGCAAGCCGCAGCTTCCCGGCGAAGTCGACGGCTGCGCACCACTCGTTCCACTCGCGCTCGATGTCGTTGCCGTCCTCGACCTGGATGCGCGGTCCCGTCGACACGAGGTCCTCGGCATACTGGCGGATCATCCCGGCGACCCAAGGAGTATTTTCGCATTCCATCCTG